CCAGAGTATCGGGCCAGCACCGCCGATCTTCGCAATAGGAGCTGTTGCCTGTGTGGGCCGGCCACAAACTCCTGATATTCCAGACCGGCTATCCGAGCGTCCTCAAGATGCTCCGAGCTTCGCAGGGGTATGCGCCCGAGGTAGACCAAGTCCGTGATGCCGCCCCGTGTCTCCACTTTGAATTCGATCCCAAAGAGCTGCATGGCAGCGTCAGTGAGGGCTTGTGGGTCAAGGTTATCATCTGTCCCCCAGATGTTGTCGTCAGACGTGTTGTGGGTGGTGTTCGTCTCCCAAAATGTGGAGGGCTCGCGGCCAGTGGCGAAGGACCAAATCATGACCGCCATGATTTTCCAGCTCCAATGGTTGTCCCATGACGTGGCGGATTGCCCTGTTCCACCACCCCGGCGTTTTCCGACAGTGTGGCCTGTGAGCAAGTCAACAAGGGTTGCGTTCTGCATCTGGTAGTAACGCGCCCGCTGGATTTTGGGGCCTGTGGGGTTCCCACCTTTGCGGGCGCCTTTCTCCTGGAGGCGCGCCAGGCCTTCGTAGATCAAAGGGGGGTTGAATGAGTCGAACTGGCGGGCATCGGCCCCAAATTTGACCTTGCGACCGTTCACCCTCTCGAAGGCCTGTCCCAGATATCGAGCATTCAAGGGCATCCCCATCCCAAAGTCTGTCATGGCCCAGAGTGGTCTTTTCATCAGCTCTAACTGGGAGACTTGGGCGACAAATGAGCTCAGCAATGCCTCTGCGGTGACCATCCGTGGTTTGGTGACGACCTGACCCTTGAGGAAACAATGATACAAATGTGGGGGAAACGTTCCTTCCTCGAGGTGCTTATACGTGGCCTGGACGATGCTCTCCATCCACCCAGCCTTCTCCATTGCGGAGCGCGTCTTGTATCGCTGCATGAATGGGAGCCCGGAGCTGTACTTGTGTTTCTGCATGACATGTTTCCTGACTGTTTCAGGTGTTACCAGGCCCGGTTTGTCAAAAGCCTCTGGATACTTGGTGTAAATAGCCTCTACTGCTTGTTCGAGGAGGGCCTCTTCTTCCGCGGAGTATGGCTTGCCCTCTGCCGAGTATCGGGCCCGGAGTTCGTCCTCTGAGCCACCAGGCTGGGCGAACCATGATCCGTCCAAGCCCGGGGTGGCCCCCATCTTCTCGTACAATTGGGCTCTCGCTTCGAGGGTCGGATCAATCGTTGCAGCAAAACTTTGGAGCAGGGAGGGGTACTCGAGCTCATAGTGTGTGACTCGAGGCTTTGGTGGTAAGAAAATGCCTCGCTGATAAATATGCTCTGGATCGAGAGGCTCTTCTCCCGCAGGCCGAAATGCATTCAGCCGTTCTGCAGTCCAGGCGATTGGATCTTTCGGGTTGATGGTGG